GAACGTGCTCTAAGTGCAGAAGAAAATGCCGCTATCAAACAGTACGGCACATTTAACCTAAAAGATTTCCTGCCCAAAAAGCCAGGTGAGGTTGAACTCAAAGTTATCAAAGAAATGTTTGAAGCATCAGTGGATGGTGAAGCATTTGACATGGATCGCTGGGGTCAATATTATAAGCCTGCAGGTATAGGTGGTGGCAATGAAGAAGGTAGCGCCGTAGCAAAGTCTGCTGCTCCTGCACCAAAGGTAGAAGCGGCGCCAGCAGTTGAGGATGATCCTCCTTTTGAACCAGATACTCCAGCAACTAAACCTGCGGCAGGTGCGGATGCTTCAAATCGTGCTGCTGATATTATTGCTATGATTCGTAGCCGTAATAAATCAGAATAAGGAGATTGTAATGCCTAAAAAAACAATCTCTAAGATTGGCGATAAACTTGCCAAGGTAAATGATTCATTTACTGTCAATATGTATGACAACGGTTTTATGTTTGAAATCGGTGGACGTGACGGTGACGGTGATTACGCAAATGTTAGGCTCATGGTCACTGAACTAAGTCAGTTATCAGCATTAGTTCAAGAAGCCGTAACAATGGAAAGGGACGATTAAAATGGGTAAGGCTTTCGATATTTCAAAATTTCGAAAAAGCCTTACCAAGTCTATCGACGGGCTTGGTATTGGCTTTAATGATCCTACAGATTGGATCTCAACAGGCAACTATGCCTTAAACTATCTTATCAGCGGAGACTTTTTCAAAGGTGTTCCCCTCGGTAAGGTGACGGTATTTGCTGGTGAAAGTGGTGCTGGCAAATCATATATTTGCTCGGGTAACCTAATTCGTCATGCTCAAGAAGCAGGGATCTATTGTGTTCTAGTTGACACGGAAAATGCTCTTGATAAAGAATGGTTAGAAGCATTAGGTGTTGATACTAGTGAAGATAAACTACTAAAACTAAACATGGCCATGATTGATGATGTGGCCAAGACTATAAACGAGTTTATGAAAGAATACAAGGTCATGGAAGAACGACCAAAAGTTCTTTTTGTGATTGATAGTCTTGGTATGTTATTGACTCCTACTGATGTAAACCAATTTGAAGCGGGTGACCTAAAAGGTGACATGGGTCGTAAACCTAAGGCTTTGACCGCATTAGTGAGAAATTGTGTAAATATGTTCGGTTCTTACAACGTAGGTTTAGTAGCAACTAATCATACCTATGCCAGTCAAGACATGTTTGATCCAGATGACAAAATTTCAGGTGGACAGGGCTTTATCTATGCGTCTAGTATTGTAGTTGCCATGAAAAAACTCAAACTCAAAGAGGATGAGGATGGTAATAAGGTCAGTGATGTGTTAGGTATTCGTTCTGCCTGTAAAGTAATGAAAACACGTTATGCAAAACCATTTGAATCAGTACAAGTTAAGATTCCATATTCAACAGGTATGAGTCCTACCTCCGGATTGATTGACTTATTTGAAAAGTTGGGTGTATTATCTAAAGTAGGTAATAAACTTGCATATACAGGTAAGAAAACTGGAGAAATTGTTGCAGAATTTCGTAAGAATTGGTCAGAAGAAAAACTCATGCAGATTATGATGGAATGGGACGAGGCTACTGTCCATAAACCTACTAATGAAATAACGGAATTAGAGGAAGAATAATGGAAGAAGAACTTATTATTGAAATTTGGGAAACATTTAGAGACCATATTCCAGAAAAAGGTCGGGCTATCGCGGCAGACCAATTTGTTGACTGGTTAGTCGACAAAGATACTGACACAGACACATTAGAGGGGCTTAAAGGTTATGATCCTCATCTAGATTCGGCACTGGAATCTGTTTTAAATCAAGAAAATGACGCCGATGATGAAGATGACGATGAAGATTATGACAATTGGGGTGATGAAGAAGAGGATTACTAATGAAATGGTATTCATTAGTCAGCAGAGATATAAGTAATCTTCCTGACTGTATAGAATACTTCTACCGAGAGTTGGATCAAGCAAAGGCCGAGGCAAAGATACGTGGCAATGTTGAAAAAGCCTCGGCCGCTTTGCCTGGTATTGTTGAGCATAGATTCAATCAACTGCAAGAAGTGGAAGCCATACTTGAATATTTGAACATTGAACTACGTAGAACAAGAAGTAAGGCCTTTAAAAAATATCTAGAAAATTATCAACGTGCTCTAAGCAGTAGAGATGTTGAAAAATACGTAGACGGTGAAGCAGATGTAGTTGATATGGAAAAAATTATCAACGAATTTGCCTTATTAAGAAATCAGTGGCTAGGAATTATCAAAGGACTAGATATTAAACAGTGGCAATTGAGCAATATAATCAAATTACGGACAGCCGGTCTGGAAGATGTCACACTTTAATGGATATTTGATGTTTATAGAAGATATTATTTTAAATGTTGTTTCAAATAACCTTAAATTGAATAGGTATGATCAACCTATCTTAGAAAGTTTTTCAAAACAACTATATATGTCAAATCCTTTGACTAATAAACAAGGAGATTTAGCATTAAAAATTTTAAAACGTTATCAATCCAGGATCAATCAACTGTTACAAACAGATATAACCTCTTATATAGAAAACCCCAATTTCAAATTTGGTAAAAGAACAATACCAGATCTAAAATTAATAAAAATTTGTAGCAATGCCGAATTTGGAAAAGAAATTTCTGTAGAATTTCCTTTTAATGACGAAATTATTGCCAAAATTAGAAGTGAAAGGACAAATCTTTTATACTGTAGTTGGGATGCTGAAAATAAAAGATGGATTTTTGGACTAGATGAAAAAAGTTTATCATTTTTATTCGATATTTCTAAGCAATTTGGTTTTCAAGTGGATGAGGAGGTAGCAATCTACTTCGAAGAAATTCAAAGTATACGACAAAACTTTGAAAACTTTGTACCTATTATTTCGTTTGATGAAGGGTATTACAAATTTAAGAATTTTTCAAGACAAATACCGGAAAAACTAAACAAAAACTTAGAACAAAGTTTATTCTATGGAAGAAAATTAGGAATTACAGTTTGGGATGAACACATAGAAAGTGAATTAGATAAAAATTTACAAAATTCAGTTATTAAAAACTTTTTAGATAAGAAGCCAGAAGAAAAATTTCACTATGATCTGGAAAAATATGAAGAAAAAGAGGTTTTTGATATTATTAAACACCTAATGCCATGTCTCGCCATTGTACCTGTTAATCAAGAATTAGAAACAACTCAAAAACTTGTAACAATGCTTAACAATAACGGCATCGTGAATGAAGAAATTTCGATTTTATTTAGATTACCTAACGAGACTCAGTCAGATTTTAATTTATACGTTAAAAAAAATGGTTTAAACAACCCAATTTCTGATAATATTAAATTTTATATCATCAGTTATAAAATTCCCAAAACTCTTTATACAAATAAAGTAAAATTACACAGTGTGTTAAACTATAACTTTTACAATCTACATTACACAATACAAGAATTTCTTAAAACCCAAGAAAATGTAATTTATTGTCAAAGAAAAACTGAAAAAAAGGAAAAGTTTTGGGACACTGTAATATAATCATTAAAGATGAAGTGAATGTTAAGATAGAAAATCTTGACCTTGACACAAGAAAATTTTTAGTAAAGAAATTTAAGTTCGAAGATCCCACTGCTAGGTATCGTCCAGCCTATAAATTAGGCAGATGGGACGGGACTATCAGTTTTTTTGGCCTAGGTGGAACTACTTACCTTTCAATGTTGCCTCAAGTCTTAGAATATCTAGAACAAAAAAATTATAACATTAGACTAAGTGATTTAAGAAATGCAGTTGATCTAAAATTTTCCAAAATTTCTGAAGATTTTTGGGGTGATTTAACGTGGCCCCAAGGACACAGATTTGAAAATCAACCAATTAGATTAAGAGACGATCAAGTTGAAGTTATTAATAAATTTTTAGAAAATCCGCAGTGTATACAAGAAATTGCCACAGGATTTGGCAAAACCATAACCACCGCAACTTTGGCCAAAATTTGTGAAAAATACGGTAGAACTATTACTATCGTTCCAAACAAAAGTCTTGTTGAACAAACTGAAGAAGATTTTGTTAACTGCGGTTTGGACGTTGGTGTATACTACGGAGATCGAAAAGATATTGGACGAACCCATACTATTGCAACTTGGCAAAGTTTGAATATTTTAGAGAAAAAATCAAAAGATGATGAAGAATTATTGAGCCTTGCAGAATTTTTAGATGGTGTCCAATGCGTTATGGTTGATGAAGTTCATATGGCTAAAGCAGAAGTTCTTAAAAAATTACTGACACAGAATTTGTCAAATGCCTGTATACGTTGGGGGCTTACAGGAACCGTTCCAAAACAGGATTTTGAGTTCCAAAGCCTAAGGGCCAGTCTGGGAGAAGTGGTTCATCGTGTGGCCGCACACGAATTACAAGATAAAGGTGTACTTGCCAATTGCCATGTGAATATTATTCAAACCGCTGAATGGAAAGAGTTTGGTAGTTATAAAGAAGAATTAAAATTTCTAGTGACAGATCCTGATAGAATGTGCTATATTAGTAAACTAATAGGCACTGTTTCAGAATCAGGCAATACACTTGTATTAGTTGATAGAATTGAAAGTGGAGAATTCTTAGTTAACGAGTTAAAGGATTCGGTGTTTATTTCTGGTAGAGTAAAAACCAAGGATAGAAAAGAAGAATATGATGAAATCGCGGTTGTGGATAACAAGATTATTGTGGCGACTTATGGTGTGGCCGCTGTGGGTATTAATATTCCTCGGATTTTTAATTTGGTTCTTTTGGAACCCGGAAAGAGCTTTGTCAGGGTTATACAGTCTATTGGGCGAGGCATTAGAAGAGCTCAAGATAAAGACCATGTAGAAATATGGGATCTAACTGCAAGTACCAAATATGCTAAACGACATCTTACAGAAAGAAAGAAATTTTATAAAGAAGCGCACTATCCATTCGAAGTGCAGAAAGTGAAATATACATAATGCAGATATTAACATTAGAAAATAAAACATTTTATCTAAATGATTTACCCAAAGAGATTGAAGATGATCTTAGGTTTTGTATTTTAGATAACAGCGACAATCAAAATCCTGATTATTTTTTTATTCCTTTAATTTTCTTAGAAAGTTTTACTGGACCAGCCGCAGTTCTACAAATTGGAGATAATCAAATCACTATGCCACTAGACTGGTGTACAGTAGTAGGAGATCCAGAAGGTCCTGAAATGGAAGTGCTACCTTTGACAAGCCTTAACGACAGAGGTTTTAGAACCTATACATTTAATCCCTTAAGTAGTTTTAAACCTGAGTTTTTAGATATAGATATTGTTGACATATATCAAGATGTTAAATGGTATTTTCCTAAAATGAGATCTGGACAACTTCTTTGTACACCTATTCAAGCAGGCGAAAAACCTACCTGTTGCTATTTTGTCAAGGAAGTAAGCAGACAAAGTGAAATAGTTGACTATACAAAATGCTGGTGAAAAATATGGGACAATTACAACAAGATCGCACAATAATCTACGAATCCCCTGATGGTGGAGAAACCGTCTACGGTCGTTATGTAGGGGAAACAGAACGTTTTCTAGTTGGTAAAAGTGTAAAAAAGCTACAAATGGAAAAAGAACTCGCAGATACACAACTCTGGTACGACATAAGAAAAGCAGCAGAATCAAATGAAGCCTTGAAACGTGCATTAGAACACTGTATACTATTATATCAATTATCATTAAAATAATGGCCGCAAAATTAGATATTAAACGAGAACTAGCAGCAGTTGATACTAGAGATCATGACTTCTATAATGGATTATCAGATGAAGAAAAGAAAGCATTTAGCCCCTACATTCTCATGCGTTA